CTCTTTCCCCGCCTGCTCCAAGTCGCCTATACATAGGGCGAGGAACGCACGGATAGTCGTAGCTGGCATATGCTCGTTAACGCCGAGAAGGATTGAAAAGCCGTACTTTTCCAGTTCGCAAGATTCGTTATAGCCAATCTCTGGGATTTTGTAGGTATTCCCATTGATTATCATGTCCGGGCCTCCTTTAGGAACCTATGCTTTCACTGTAGGGGTCATCGGGTGCTGTGCCCTCTTCCACTGGGGTGGATGGGGCGCAGCTAATGCGCATATCTACAATAGTGTTCACCCCGGCACCGACAATCCATGCAGTATGCTCCCCCCACCAATAAAACTTGCCATCTATGCCGTCCTCTCCAAACTCAAGACAATAGAGCTGATGGGTGTTAGCTGACTGCATTACCTTCCTGTAGTCATCCAAGTTATAGTTGGCTGTGAATTCGAGCGCTGACATGGACTGAATACCTTTTTTGTACGTCTGCGCATGATCCTTCAGGGTGGTTTTCTCGAGCATTTCAGGAGCCCCGCCGAGATCCGGAAAGTCCTTAATCTCTACAAGCTCGCTAAGGGTCGCAACGCTGCTTCCGCAACTAAATGTTACCGGGTAAGTGGTAATCGCATTTGACATTGTTTTACCTCCTATAAATGGTCTTGTTTTTGCCAACAACCCCTGTATATCTGGCCGTTAGGCGCTTTACCGTAGCATCTCGATAGTTTTCGGTAAACCCGCGAAACGTCCTCATAAAGCCAAGCTCCAACATTTTTTCATCAATCAAGTTCATAATAGAGTTGCATTGGGTCTTGGCCTTGGACGGGTCATTGGAGTAGACATCAAACTGAAACATGTTAAGGACGTGATTTTCCTTGCCGGTGTACGTTCGCTCATACGTGGTATTGTCGCCCATTGCCATTGTTACTACGGGGAAAGACGGGTTGCCGCTCGGATGATCATTCAGGCAGCTTATCCCTTCAGGGAGGACTGCGTTGATTGTTGACCGCAATTGGTTTTCGATGTCTATCAAACCAAACCAACCTCCTTGGCTACCTGGTGGCAAAGCTCTTCTAAATCTTTGGCGGTTTCATACATGAATGGGCGGCTGTAAAAGCCTTTCGTCCACCGGAACTGTTGCCTTGCCGGGTCAAAGTAAATCCAGCCATCTTCTCCATGCTCTTTGCCGTCATATTTGTCAGCACTGCCCATTGGGTGGGGGTTTCTCTTTCCTATAATGCCTGTCCCAAATTCAACGAACACGGCATATAGGCAATTACCTGTATGGATTAGCCCCACCCCAGCAGATTCACTGAAATAGCTATCAATGGAATCATGGAGAAACCAAGTGTCTATTGCTTCAAACTCAACCAATTTAGCTTTAGCAATATCTACACCCATTTCAGTCAGGCGACGGACAAGTTCTTTGGCTTTATTTGGCAGGTTGCGTCGGACTTGCTCTATCTGCCTGACAGCATCTTTCACTTCCCGTTGAGATAAGCCGAAGCTAATCTTAGCTGGCAATTATCTCACCTTCTTAACGGCATAGTGCGTGGCGTTTAGCCCTTTAGCTACCCTTGTTACCCTATAGTCAGGCTGTTCGTCGGTATTGGCGTCTATCCATATGGCGGACTGTTCGTCAATCGGAACCCCTGGGTCAGCGGGCCCCAGCACATGTGTGTAATCAGCAACATCCCCAAAGATTGAGGTATAGGCATTGCCTTTTGCTGCTGATACGTTAATCCACAGAGGCTTGGGGTCTCCGAATATGGGCTCTTCTTCCCCCGTTTCATAACCATCTTCATCTAATACGGGGACTTTACCACCATATTCCGCATAATGGATAAGCCTTTGGTTGCGCTTTAGGCTTCTCATTGCACAAACACGCTGGCGCACATTGGGACAACATCCTTGAGCTTTGCATCAATATCAACCCATGTGCGGCTGACACCATTTTCGCTATGAGACACCTGATCTTCGGCACCCCTTTTGTTGTAGAGGTAGACAGCCAATTCCGCCTGCAGGATGGAATACTGGAGGGGGACTTCTGCCCCCTCCGGAACTCCAAACGGGTAGCGTTTCCTCAATATCTTATCTCCAGCCAGGATGAGCAGTGCAGATAACTCTTCATCCGTTGTCTTTGCTACTTCGTCAGGCCCGAGAAGGGCTTTTAGCAAATCAAGAGTATTGGACATCTGCACTCACCTCCTTTTATTCTCCGTTGGCAGCGCCAACTTTCTGAGCGTTAGACAATGCGGTTCCTTGGGCGTTCGCGGATGCGGTCACCTTTACCCGGATAAACTTACCTTCATCTGCCGTTAGGGGAGTATAAGTTGAGCCAGTGGCATCGGAAATATCGGAGAAGGTTCCGGTAGCGGTGTTACCCTTTTGCCATACATAGGCCAAAGTGGGGGTGGATGCTGGGGGAACAGTGTATTCAATCTCCAAGGCGCCGGATTCAGTGCCGACGGTAAGCTCGCCCAGGACTACCTTCTTAAGCTCAGGCAGGGTTTCCACCATCGGGATTGGGCCTGTAGCGTAGATTCTCTGGCCAGGCTCAGGCTTTACGAAGCTGGTGTTAATGCCAGTGATCTTTGCATGATACCACTCTGGGCCATGGTCTAGGCCAATCTGTCCAAAGATTTGATACTTCACTCCGGCACCGATCAGGCCGAGGGGCTGGAGGAAAAAGTTGCCATACTCGGGATGGGGTTGCTCTACGGGACCACAAACTGACGGGTTGATCAAAAGTGCGGTGCCAGCAGGCAGGAATTCACCCAAGTAAATACCAACCTCACCAAGCGGAGTGAGCAAGGTCTTAATCTGGATGCCGTTGATAGTCCGGCTAGCGTTTACCACAGTAAGTCCGTTCTGTTCTGCGTCAGCGCTAATCTGGAACAGAGTTACAGGGTCTACCCACAGCACCAAGTTGCTCAGAGGAGCGTTTTCATCGTAGACAAGTTTCATGGCCTCGGCAACGTCCCATACGCGAATGGGATTGCCATTCAGGTCCAGCACGCTGCTTTCAATGGCGGCCACCATGCCTCTGGTTTTATTGGCTGTGCTATCATCAGTGGCCTTCTGGTATGCACCATTGATGAAGGTGTACTCGATATCGCGAGCAATTTTACGCATCTTGGCCGCTACTTGGAAGTCAAGCTCGTTAGCGGGATTAGCCTGTTGGTTAGCAATGTTAACGCCAGACAGGGTTCCCATGTTACTTTCCTTAGCATAGGAAATATAAACAGATTCATGGAAAATCTGGGTTACGTTTGTTTTTTGCGCCCTAGTGATGAAGGTAGCATCAGGGGCAGTCAGGGACGCAACCTCGGAAATGTTGGGCTGAGCACCACCGTCAGCCTGGTATTCTTGCCCAGTTACAAACTCAACATGGTTGGTAACCTTTCTATTTCCACCAATCAAGGTGGAGAAAGGGGTCTTGGTATTGCCCTTGTTGAAGAGCATACCGGAATAATTCAGTACCCCAAAACTGGTAACAATATTATCGGACACTTATTTTCCCTCCTAGTTTTGCTGGGTCTGCTGTAAGCGAATGAGTGCTGCAGCTGTAGTAAAGTCCTCGGCATCGAGAGCTTCCTGTATCTGTTTGTTGTAAGTAACAGTAGCTGCCGCTCCAGCCGGGGGCTTGGGTGTACTGGCAAGCAGCTCCTGCTCTTTCGCCTTAGCAGCAGATTCCTTCTGATGGTTAAGCAAAGCAATTATCTTGCTAGCATTGTTCTTGGTTTCCTCTTCGTCATCGGATACAACCACGTCAAGAAGGTCGCAGTAATCAGCCTCGGTAAGCCCTGCGGCGGTAAATAATTCTTTCGCCCGGAGCTTGGCCAATTCCTTAGCCAGCTGAGATTTCATCTGTTCGATTTCTTGTTGCTTCTGTTGGACAATCTGTTCATCGGTCATATACTTTTTCTCTTGCTCCTTATACTTACTCTCCCATTCCTTAGCTTTTTGGTTGAGTTCGGATACCTTCTTATCGAATTGTTCCTTGGGGATACCGTTAGGGACTAGTTTTAAGCCTTTTAAAGCTTCGTTGATTTCGTCTATGGTCATGTCCTCACGGAAGTTGTCGCCTAACAAAGTTTTGAGCATTTACAATGCCTCCTTATGTGTTTTGTTTGAGGGTGTTCTCTCACCCCATGTGTGTTTGGCCGGTTCTCTCCGGTTCCTGGGTTTTAACGACTTCTCTGTCAAAGGAAAAGGGCGCCGAAATTTATTCGGCAATCTTGGTGTTCGCCCCACAGTTGGGACAGGTAATTATTGCTTTGGAACTTGTTTTGACATAAAGGTTGCCATATTTGATTTCATACTGCCCGTTGTCGCACTTTTTAGCAAGCAGCCTCCAGCACCGTCTACACCTAACCTCCGTCAACCCATCCCCCCTCCTTGGGATTCGGTTTATTGTTAGCAGGGGTTTGTTTGCTTGGGCTAAAATATTTCTTGCACCATTCTTCGCTCTCTTCCCATACAATCTCTGGGTCTGAGAACAAGCCACATGTGCGCAAAGCGATACGCGGATGAACAACGTTAGATTCAACCAAATTCTGCAAGCCCTGCGTCTTGACAAGGAAATTATCTGTACGGTTACGGGTAAATTTGATTTCAATATCTTCTAGTTTGAGGCTTTTCAGTTTTTGCCCCCTGAAAGGCCCCATGCCGTCAATGATCCGCAGAATTACCTTTAAAAATTCCCGCTCAGATTTCTTAAAGAGCAGTTCCACTTCTCGCGCACGGCTTTCAGCGTCCCCCCAGCCGTCCCTGAGCATGACAGCTTGTCCTGTGTCGGAGGTTGATTTGGTAGCTCCATGCCTGTTAGGTACCCCACAAATGATAAGGGCTGCGCTGTAGATGCTATCCACTAAAACTTGAGTTTCGGACTGGCTCAGTTCTGAAGTTATCAGGTCCACATCCGCATTCATACCATCCACGCTCGTTACCTTGATTGCGCCTTCCATCTTTAACTTTTTGAACGTTTCCAGGTCAATATCACAGTTAATAAACTTCAAGAAGGATTGCACGTGTTGCTCAAGCCCATCAAGGCGGTTAGAAAGCACACTGTTTATGGCATCAAGCAAGGGAATAGCGGGCTCGAATGCGCCCATTCTTTGGGGTGCGGCATATTCGATGATAGGTATCATGCCAACCGCGTTACCTTTCTGTGTGTCAATTGCCAGCCCGCTGGGGGTTTCTTTTATCAGGAAATATATTTGTGGTGTATATACGGAGTATTGGTTGTTGCCATCTATATCTTTGGAGAATGTCACCCCCATAAGGGGACGCTTCTTGAAACCGCTGTTGTAAACCACAAAAGTGTAGCGCGGATCAAGCACGTCAATTTCAAAGGCTTGTCCACCCGGCAGGGCCATACGGTAGGCTACCCCGCATGTAAAATAGTCATCTGCCAAAACTAAATCTTGTGCAGATTTTTCCTCAAGCAGCATAAGGTCGTTGAGCATGTTTATGCCATCAGAGGAGCCCTCCCCGCGCTTCACATATTGGACAGCATCGCCAAACACATGTCCTTTTTTAAACGACAATATCTCATACGCATGGTTAGCTGCCACCTTGTTGCAGATTTCCGGCCTGACATCCTTTGTTCTTTGCAGTATAGGCTGCTTGCCCCGGACATAACCAAACAAGTATTCGATATCTCTCTGGTTGGCAGCGTGTACCTGCAAAGCCTTCTCCAATTCGTCGATAACATTGCTGGCATCAATTACCGCCACGGGGGATTCAATCACCCTGCGCCCAAATAAATATAGATTTCCCAATAATTCACCCCTCCCTTCTAAAAATTCGTACAAATACCCTGGCATATTATACCACAGATTTTTTGTTTTGTCAAGTGTTAAAATGGACGTTTAAACACCTCTACCTTTCCTCTTGAAAGGCTTTGGATGTATTCTGCTAAAATTCCTACACCGTCGGGCACGTCGTCCCATTTGTTCTTACCTTGGAAGCTATATGAAGTAAGGAAGTTTAACATCTTGTCATAATCCGAACCGGGGGTGACTTTGGATTTGTCTTTGAATAGAAAGTGTGCCTTAACAAAAGAAGAGTTGACAATAATTCTGGTTTCCTTGTTGGATTTCGTCCATTTCTTGGTGATGTGTGTAAATCCGCCGTGTTTCCTCACCAGCTCTTGCACAACATCCGCCGTCCTCCCACCTGCAGAGTTAGATTCAAACTGGCACTGTTTCACATTGTGCCGAATCAATATTTCTGCACACCGCGGGTCTACCACTTCTGGCAGGCGGTTGTCGCAAATGCAATCTGCAATGTAAACATCTTCCCCATACATATACCCTATGGGAAGGAAACAATAGTTGTCTCCTACGTCCTTGGTGTCGCAAATGGCAACAATGGCGTCCGGCTCCTCCGCTGGCAACTCAAAATAACGCCTCAGTTCATCTACATGGTAGAGCAAGCCATCGCGCTCAATTGGCTCATTCATGAATAAGCTGCGCCAAGAAACCTCGTCTAGGGTATCTCTCATGTCCAAAAAGTATTTAGTGCTAAACCCTACGCCATAATCGTAGTCAAAATTAGACTCATCATTTTCATCAAGTGCAGGCATAACAACAAACCTTGCTCTCGGATCATCTTTGTATTGCCTTTCCAGCCGTCCGATTACGTCATGCACGCTCCACCTGGTAGCGATATGAATTTCCTTGCACATCGCCTTTCGCCTGCTCTTGAGGTCGTTAGTATATTTCTGCCAAAGGGAGTCCAGCCGGGCAATGCTAAGTGCCTCCTCGATACCGCTTACCAGGTCGTCAGCATACAAAATATTTTCACAGCGTGTAGCACCTGTAAGAGAACCGTCAATGCTCCTACAAGTGAGAGTTTTAAAGCGCTTAGGAGAACGCAGGTCTATTGATTCATCTTTGCTATTGGTGCTGACTATCTGAATTCCGGGGAATACATCACTCCATAGGTATTCAGGATCAGTCAGGATCGCCAATACGCCATCATAGAAACTGCGGGTAAGCTTGCCTGAGTGAGCACATGCCAGGTTGGGCATGTCCGGGAATCGTCCCATCATCCACGAGAGGAAGAAGATGCCTAGAGTTGATTTCCCCACGCCAGGCGGAGTTGATATTGTAAGCAAGTCTAGCACATCATCAGCGATGTCCTGCAACCCCTTAACCATCGGCTGGATAAACCTCCGCCTGGGCAGATAAAATCTTTTCTCTGGGTCACGGTCAAACTCTACATACTGCATGTAGCTATCAAAATCTACCTGTGCAGAGAAGAGCAGGCTGCGTTTATGCAGTTCGTAAAATTTTACCCCTAAGTCCAAATCTGGATGGCTAACACCTTTGGCGGTCAAGCTTTGGACTTGCTTATTGAGTGTGTGCGCCCTTTTAGCGTTTCCTTCATCTTCCAAGATTCTTAGCAGCTCAAAGTAGTCGCTTACGAGCTGGTAATTGTATGGATTGTCTTGTATCTTATGCTGGACGATTTCTATAAGCTTGTTTGTGTCCATAAAAATAACGCCACCTTTCCGTTAAGATGGCGTTCAAGACGCTCTGATGGTCTATATACTAATTTCCCTATCCATATCCAAGCACTGAACATGCGATTAGGCATATCTTTTCTCCATATTATACCACGTTTGACGGCTAATGTTCAATGCTTTGGCGGCTTCCGTTTTGGTCATTTTCCCTTCCCTAACCTTCTTCATGTAAGCGGGGAATTCGGGGATTTCTAGCTGTGGTCTACCTTCGGTAAACTCGGGGTCAAGTCTTGCAATGGCTTTGCCCTCTTGCGTCCTCTCAACAATCATATCTCGCTCAAATTCTGCAAAGGCAAAGAAAATTTGCCAAATCAGTTTTCCTACTGGGGTACTGTCTATTACCCCCATATTGAGGATATGAACTTTTACTCCACGCTTGAGCAAGCCACTGACTATTTCCGAACCATGGGCGGCAGAGCGGGCTATCCGGTCTAGCTTGG